TTTATTTTCAATTTAGATATGCTGGCCCAACAACACAAACAGCCGCTTATTATTCAATAAATTATTTTTGCACTGTGGGTGGTTCATCTATGTCTTTTGCAAATAGCAACAATCAGGCGCAAATGATATTATCGGATAATTCTGGCGATAGTGCTGATTGGGTAACTGCTCAACTTTATGTAAATTCTGTTGGTAATGGAAGTAGAAGAGCCCTTATCAATGGATTACTTTACAATAACAATAAAATCTCTCAAGAGGTTTTTGGTGGGGAAAACTTTACAGCAAGAGAATACACAGGTTTTTTACTAAAATCATCAAGCGCAAACGTATCAGGTACAATTACAATTTTTGGAGTTAATAAATCATAATGACAACTAAACAAGAAATGATTGAAATTATTAAAGCGGAGAATCCAACATTACAAATTGGTGATGATGATGCAGGTTATACGCAATTATCTGCCGATGATTATGAAGCAACTATTGCTGAATGGGCTGATAATAGATTGGCAAAAGAGCAAGCAAAAGCAGAGATAGAGGCCGCACGCCAAACTAAGATTTCTGCTTATCAGAAGTTAGGATTAACTGAAGCAGAGATTGAGGCATTAGCGCCAGCTCCAAAGCCTTTGGTAAAACCTACCGCTTAATTTAATGCAACCTAAATTATGTGCAGCTGGTGTGCAGTTAAGATATCAAGTTGATACGTGGTTTCCAGATCGGTGTGTTAAAAGTCCAGAAGGATGGTTGGGCGATAGTCGTCACTCCGCCAGAAAATCGGATCATAATCCAGACGAACACGGGTGGGTCAGAGGTCTTGATCTTAATGCTCGGTTGGAGTCATCCGACAGCCTCGCACCTTATCTGGCTGACCAGATCAGAATCGCAGCCAAATCGGATCCACGCTTATCATACGTCATCTATAACGGGAGAATATGCTCAAAGATATTAAATTGGAAATGGCGTAAGTACAAAGGCATTAATCCACACAAGCGACACATCCACATTAGCTTTACAAAGTTAGGCGACCTAGACAATAGGTTGTTCGATATACCACTCATAGGGGGCAAGATATGAAGATAAGCAAGCAGCAACAGGCCGTACTTAAATCATACGCTCGTGGCGTATTAGTTTCATTCTTAACATTCTTAGCAAGTAATGAATTGGGATTAGATCCTGTCGTAGCTGTGGTTATCTCAGCGCTCGCAGGTCCAGCAGTCAGGGCTTTAGATAAATCCGATAGTGCCTATGGCCTCGGTGCCGATGAAGCATGACACCTACAGAGTGGGCTGGCTTTGGCGCTGGCGTTTGCGCCGTGCTAACAGGCGGGCTAGTCGGGTTACGTTTCTTAGTTAAAGGCTGGCTTAATGAACTGAGGCCCAATGGAGGCTCCAGTATGAAGGACCAATTAACACGACTAGAACAGCGTGTTGATGATCTATTTATTCTAATTAGTAAGCGATAATTTTAGTATGGCTACCGTTCGCAAGCGTAAGAAGATAAGCAGACGCAGGGTGCGTAAGTCGCCCGACCCATTAAGCAAGTTAGAAGTTTTCTACATTGCCAAACACGAGATGTTTAAAGCAGCACGTAAGGCGGGTTTCTCCGAGTCCGTTGCGCTGTATCTCATGGATAGCCCTGAATCAATGCCTGACTGGATCGTAGGCGACAAGGGAATTATCCCAACTATCCCTACTCCAGACGAGGAAGACGATTAAGCGTTGGCTAGTAATATCAGACCTGCAGGTTCCATATCAATTGGATTCTGCCGTAAAGAATATCATCAAGCTAGCCAGGCGGGAGAAGTTTGATTCTGTACTGGTGGTTGGCGACGAGATTGACTTTCAATCGATTAGCAAATGGAGTGAAGGAACACCTCTGGCTTATAGCGAGGATCTACACGCTGATCGTGAACTATGCAAGCAAATACTCTGGGATATCGGTGAGTACAGTCCAGAAATGCATATTATCCGCAGTAATCATACTGATCGCTTATACAACACTTTATTAAAGGTACCAGGCTTAATCAATCTGCCCGAGCTACAGTACCCAGCCTTCATGGGGTTCGCCGATATGGGCATGACCTACCACCGCAAGGCGTATGAGTTCCACCCCGACTGGATTCTCTGCCACGGGGATGAAGGAAGCATGAGCCAGCACGCAGGTATTACGGCCTTAAATTTGGCTAAGAAGTTTGGTAAGTCTGTTTTAGCGGGGCATTCGCACAGGCTGGGCATGAGTGCCTACTCAGAGGGCGTAAACGGCCATTATAGGGCCTTATATGGCTGTGAGGTAGGTAATCTTATGGATCGAAAGAAAGCGGGCTATATTCGCTATAACAGCGCCAATTGGCAGAATGGGTTTGCTATACTCGAGTCCGAGGGAAAGACGCTAACACCCACGTTAGTGCCTATTGATCCGAAGGATGGCTCATTTACCGCACTCGGCAGGTATTACAGGTAAAACGTTACCAAACCGTTATACAAATATGCTCTAAAACAATCCACAAAGTCGTACACAGGTGCAATACTAAGCCCATACCACGAAGCACAGTAGTGGTACAGATGGGCTACAAATGAAAATACAGATTGATATAAAGGCGGCTGACTTTGAGCAGCTATGGATTACCTCAATGGAATGGAACGGCCAGGATTGGGAAAAGCAGGTAGATAGATTTGAACCTGCGCCATTGCTAACCTGGAAATATGCGTACTGGTTTGATAATTACGCTGCTTTAAAAATGGCACAAGCCTTCTTAAATGTAATGGGCTCGAATCACGCTATACACAGCGATGAAGGCACAGGCGATTGGGTATTGCTAACAAACTACGCCAGCCCTTGCTATTTACGCAAAACACTGGTGAACGCATGAAAATTAATGGAATCACCATTTTATGGTTCATGATAGCAACAGGGTTATTAGCCTACGCTCTCAATTTATGGCAAACCGAGATTTACAATCGAGGCTATTGGCGTGGCAGGGCAATGGGTTGGGATATGCACCGCAGAATGATTAACCTGAAGCAGCAATCAGATGAAGTCTTTGATTATGACAAAAACTGAGCAGCTATTCGCTAATGTCATCGATACCCTGCATCGTCGAGGTGCTAATTATGGCCACCCGATTGCAAATCATAAGAGAATCGCAGAACTCTGGTCGGCTTACTTGGGCTATCCAATCCAGCCAAACGAGGTGGCAATTCTTATGTGCCTGGTCAAAATCAGCAGGCAAGCTGAAGATCCAGGAGTCGCTGACAATTACACCGATGCGCTTGGATATATTGCAATTGCAAAAACAATAACAGAAGCTATGCAAGATGAGGATGGGGTGTGGCTAGATGGCATTTAATTTAGCAGATTATGAAACAGTCGAGAGCCGACTGGAGAAGTTTTGGAAGGAGTATCCAGATGGAAGAATATTCACAAAGATTGAGCAGGCCACAGACACTAGATACATTATTAGTGCTCAACTATTTAAGACGGAAGCCGATGCACAGCCGTGGGCGACTGGGCTTGCTAGTGAGAGCGTGTCTGATCGGGGTGTCAATTCAACTTCTGCACTGGAGAATGCTGAGACTTCAGCGATCGGCAGAGCGCTTGCAAACGCAGGTTATGCAACTAAGGGCAAAAGGGCTAGCAGAGAAGAAATGACAAAGGTTGTAAACTACTCACCGCCTAACAGTCGGGCTAGGGCGGTTGAAGAGGTTTTGCGTCAATCGTTTACGGTAGATAACAAGCTAGAAAACCCAGTGCAATGGGCCGTAGATGAGTTTAAACCGCCCAGTAAGCCTAATCCTCCGCAAGTATGCTGCGATCAGGGCCATACGCTCCGAACAGGTTTAACTAAAACTACAAATAAGCCTTATTACGGTTACGTGTGCGCAGGTGGGAATAAGGAACACGCAGTCTGGGCAAAGCAAGACCCGACTGGCGCTTGGTACTTTCCACAAGATGTAGAAGATGGGAAAGGAGGCGAATAATGGGATACGTTGAAATCATAAATGGATCAGGATTCACCCTACGAATAGAGAACGATAAGAGAACCCTGACACCATCAACGGACCGCTGCGTTAGCTGCAATGACGACAGACTATTAACAGACGGTATTTACCTAGTATGTACTCAATGCCATTGTAGGCAATAAGGATATTACCATGACGCACGCACAGTTCAAGTGTAACGGCTGTAAACGTAATACCGAGTTCTTGTGGCTAGATCAGTTAGACATGCCAGAAGGTTTTAAAGCGTATCAGTGCATGGACTGTGGGTGTGTCGGCGTGAAAAATATAGCGGAGGCGCTTAGTATACCTGACTCGGACATAGTCCGATGCGATAAGTGTGGCAGTTGGAA